ATTGGTACCAACATTCTGAACGAAGCCTTCTTGGAGCGTTTCGCTGTTACGTTCAACCAAGAATATCCTTCAGCTAAGATTGAAGGTAAGATTGTTGAAAACCTGATGACCTCGTACGAATGTCTGGATAAAACCTTCGCCGAAAACTTGGTGAAGTGGGCTGATGCTATCCGCAAGACTTTCGATGACGGTGGTGTTGATGAAACAATTACGACTCGTCGTATGACCCACATCGTTCGTGCCTTTGCGATCTTCAAGAAACAAGATAAGGCTATCGAACTTTGTTGCAATCGCTTCGATGCTGCAACGAAAGCTGCATTCATCGACTTGTATGACAAGATTGCAAACCCTGAGCCAGAGGTGACCCCTGTTGCACCTGTGTCTCTCAACCCAGAATCGGAAGAAATTCCGTTCTAAAATCGCTTGACTTTAATTCAAAGTTCAGGTATAATTAATGTATGGGGTGAAATTCCCCTTTCTTGAAAACTGATAAAGGATATATTATGTTGAAGTTCTCTGCTCTTTCCCTCGCTCAAAAGAAGTGTGTTGTTGCTCTCATCGAGCATACCCCTGCTCTTAAAAAGACAGGTCAGATTACACTGAAGGAAGTTACATCCATCACCCAAGACCTCGCTCAAATGCGCGAGCAGGGTGCTATGAAGATTGGCTATCCTAACTGGCTGTTCAAAGCCAATAAGATCGAGAAGGGTTTGTATCAACTCCCAGTTCCTACTGCCGCAGAATTGTCTGCATACCAGCAAGAAATGGATGCTAAGTTGAACCCTGTTAAGAAAGCCAAGGCAAAGGTAGCCAAGCTGGCTCAAGCCAAGGTTGTTAAGACTAAGCCTGTGAAGGCTAAGAAAGTTGCTGCAAAGGCAACTGAGGGCGAAAGTGATATCAGTGGTTCTCGTTTGAGCCGTATTATCGAGGAATCTGTTGACTACGATCAAGACGTCGAAGACTTCAACGCTATCCTCCGTGAAAACGGCATCGAAGTCTAATTCACACTCCGTGTAGGTAACACCATCGCCTACACGGATCATTTCGTCATGATGGTATATTATGGAGGACATTTATGTCTAAACACGCTAAACTTTTGAATCATCTCCAAAACGGTCACGAAGTGACTTCAAAGCAAATCACTGGCACATTCGGTATTAAGAATGCTGGTCGTGCAGTTCACTATCTGCGTGAACAAGGTCATTGCGTTTACGCAAACAAAGTCACTCTATCTGATGGCACCGAGGGTACTAAGTACCGCATTGGTAAGCCTTCTCGCCGTATGGTCGCTCTTGCAAATGCAGTTATGGGTTCAGCTGCGTTTACTCGCCAATAATGAGCGAGAACCTTCCTACTGGACGTAAGTTCGATGGCGACAAACTTCGCTACGATCTTATTCCACCTCTAGCCCAAGAGGAAATGGTGAAGGTTCTGACGTTTGGTGCTCAGAAATATGCTCCCGATAACTGGCAGCTTGTTCCTGACTCCAAACGTCGTTACTTTGCCGCAATGCAACGTCACGTGTGGGCTTGGAAAATGGGAGAACAGGTTGACCCAGAATCTGGTATCCATCACTTGGCTCATGCAATGTGTTGCCTGTCGTTCTTGTATGAACACGATGTAAAGTATTCCTTGGAGAATAATGTCTAATTATAGATTCATTGGTAAGAATTTAGATGTAAGTGAAATTCTTAAACAGTTAAATGATAATCCGCAAGATTGGAATGCTGTTAGCACTTATTCTAATATTGCTGGTGACGTAAACCCTTATGGATTCCTGCCACTTGTTATGGCAAAAGTCGCCTTCGCTGGCGACGATCCTAAGAACACTGAGATGCAACAACAGACTCCGATGTATAAGAAATATACATCAGTCCGAAAGTTCTTAAAGAGTTATGGTATCAAAGAGATATCTCGTGCCGCATTCTTTAGGTTAAAGGTTGGTCATGGTGTTGAACGTCATATTGACGTTGGTGATTATTATAAGACTCGTGATAGATTCCACATTTCTTTATCTGGTACTTACTTGTATGAAGTAGACGGTGAAGAACATGTTATTGAACCAGGGACTTTCTTCTGGTTTGATAATAAAAAATATCACAGCGCAGTTAACATTGGTGATGTAGACCGTGTTAGTTTTGTGTTTGATGTACCATGGCGTGTAAACCACCCAAACAATAGTAGAAATTTTTTGAAGGAAATTATATAATGGAAATCGCAATCATCCCTACCGTTCTGGCAGTATTGGCTATCGCCACTGTTGTTATCTCTGCAATCTGGGTTGTTAACCTTCGTCGTGTTGTTAGCACCAATGAGGTTCACATTATTCAGAGTGCAAGTAAAACCGTTTCGTATGGTAAAGACCAAGAAGCAGGTAACACTTATTATGAGTGGCCAGCTTGGATCCCTGTAATTGGTATCAACGTTATCAAGTTGCCTGTGTCTGTGTTCAGCCTTCGCTTGAAAGACTATGAGGCATATGATAATGGTCGCTTGCCTTTCGTGCTTGACCTAGAAGCGTTCTTCCGTATTGAAAACTCTAACGTTGCCGCTCAACGTGTTGCTGGTTATCAAGAACTGAATGCTCAATTGCTTTCTATCCTACAAGGTGCTGCTCGTACCATCCTTGCTTCTAAGACTATCGAAGAAATCATGCAAGGTCGTTCTGAGTTCGGCGATGCCTTTACCAAAGAAGTTAATGAACAACTGAAAGCGTGGGGTGTTACTACTGTTAAGAATATCGAGTTGATGGATATTCGTGACAGTCGAGAAAGCCAAGTTATCCAGAACATCATGGATAAGAAGAAGTCTGAGATTGAGAAAGAATCTCGTATCGTAGTTGCTTCAAACATGAAGGCTGCTCAAAACGCTGAAATTGACGCAGCACGAGAAATCGAACTGAACAAGCAAATGGCTGCTGAACAAGTTGGTATCCGTACCGCTGAAAAAGACAAAGCCGTTGGTATCGCTAATGAAATGTCTCAACAAGATATTAAGGCTCAGCAAAAGGTTACAACCGAAAAAGCTATGGAAGTTGCCCGTGTTCAAGAAGTTAAGATGGCTGAAATCGCTAAAGACGTGAACGTGGTTAAGGCTGAAGAACAAAAGCAGACTGACGTTATCTCTGCTGAAGGTCAGAAGCAAAAGACTGTGCTGGTTGCTGAAGGTCAACTTGAAGCTGAAAAGCGTAAGGCTGAAGCTGTGTTGGTGAACGGTCAGGCTAAAGCTGAAGCCGAGAAGCTGTTGCAACTTGCCCCTGTTGAGGCTCAGATTGTTCTGGCTAAAGAAATCGGCGAGAACCAAAGTTACCAACAGTACCTTATCACAATTCGTCAAGTTGAAGCTAACCAAGCAATTGGTGTTGAACAAGCTCGTGCTTTGGATAAGGCTGACATCAAGGTTATCGCTAACAGCGGTACAGTAACTGGTGGTATCAGTTCTCTTGGTGAATTGTTCACCTCTCAAGGTGGTAGCAATGTAGGTGCTGCTCTTGAAGGGCTTGCTCAAAGCGAAGTCGGCAAGCAATTGCTGGATAAGTTTGTAAGCAAATAAACTTGACTTGTAGCTGAAAACCAGCTACAATTCTACCTATACCTTTTAATATGGAGAAATAATGAAACTATCTAAAGACACCCTTGCACTTTTTAAAAACTATGCTGGTATTAATAGCAACTTGCTTTTGAAAGCTGGTAGCAAACTTTCCACTATCTCTTCTCAGAAGAACGTTATGTCTGACGTAACTGTTACTGAGACTTTCCCAGTTGACTTCGGTATCTACGATCTTAACGAATTCCTTGGCGCAATGTCGATCTTCGAAGATCCTGAGTTGGAGTTCAGCGATAAGGTTTGTAAGATTACTCAAGGTAACATGAGCATCAAATACTTCGCAGCTGATGCGTCTGTTTTGACTGCTCCAACTAAGAGCATCACTTTCCCTGAAGCTGAAGTTAATTTTGAACTCAGCAACCAGATGTTGACTATGATTCAACGTACTGCTTCTGTGTTGAAATCAGCTGACGTTTCTATCGTCGGTGCAGATGGTCAAATCACTATCGTTGTTGGCGATAAGAAGAATGCTACTGGTAACTCTTTCAGCGAACCAGTTGGTACAACTGATAAGACTTTCAAAGTAAACTTGAAGGTTGAAAACTTGAAGATGATCCCTGGTGATTATTCAGTTAGTGTTTCAAGCAAGAAAATCTCTCGCTTCAAATCTAGCACTACTGGTGACTTGGTTTATTATGTTGCTGTAGAAGCGGACTCCACCTTCGACTTCTAAGTGTGACTGTTCGGGGAGAGAGAAATCTCTCCCCATTTTTATTTTATTATGGAGTTATTATGATTGAACAACAAAAAGACCAATTCTTGTGGGTTGAGAAGTATCGCCCACAAAACATCGACGACTGTATCCTCCCTGATGCATTGAAGAAAACTTTTAAAGATTACGTCGCTCAAGGTCAACTCCCACATATGCTTTTGTGCGGCACAGCTGGTATTGGCAAGACTACTATTGCCAAAGCCTTGTGTAATGAGATTGGCGCAGAATATATTATCCTGAACGGTTCGGACACTGGTGGACACATTGACACTCTCCGTACAACTATCAAAGGCTTCGCCACATCCGTATCTCTGACTGACTCTAAGAAGGTTGTTATCCTGGACGAAGCAGACTATCTGCAAGCCAACTCTACGCAACCTGCTCTTCGTAACTACATGGAAGAGTTCTCGGCTAACTGCCGCTTCATCTTCACTTGTAACTATAAGAACAAGATCATTGAACCCCTGCATTCTCGTTGTGCAGTTGTTGAGTTTAAGATCGACAACAAAGATAAGCAACAAATCGCTGCTCAGTTCTTCAAACGTGCCACTCAGATTCTGAAGCAAGAAGGTATTGAGTTTGACCCGAAGGTTGTGGCTGAACTTGTTACTAAGCACTTCCCAGACTGGCGTCGAGTGTTGAACGAACTTCAACGCTACTCTGTGTCTGGTAAGATTGACTCAGGTATCCTGATCAATATGTCTCAGGACTCTTTCAAGCAACTGGTTGGTTTCATGAAAGATCGTAACTTCACCGAAGTTCGTAAGTGGGTTGCTAAGAACGCAGACGCAGATACCACTGCTTTGTTCCGTGAGTTCTACGACAACGCATTAGATTATATCGAGCCTTCAACTATCCCCAACTTGGTTCTTGTGCTTGCTGACTACCAATACAAGGCAGCTTTCGTTGCTGACCATGAGTTGAATATCATGGCTGCTTTGACCGAACTTATGGTGCAATGTAAATTCAAGTGAGGTTGATATGGAGTTTCTAATTTTATTAGGTGCACTTGTAGTTGGATTCATCGCTGGTTGGAACGGACGCGAGCGCCACGCTATGAATACTATCCACAAGATCCTCGAAGAAGCAGAGGAAGCTGAAGAATCCGCTGAAAAACCAGAGCGCATGCGATTGGAACGTCACGGTGAGGTTATCTACGCTTTTACTGTTGAAAACGATACATTCATCGCTCAAGGGACGACTCTGGAAGAGTTAGATTCCGCTATTCAGAAACGATTCCCAGGGAAGAAATTCCTGATCAAGGAATCCAACCTTGAAGAAGTCGAGTTGAAACATGAACGTATTTGATTATCTTAACGCTATTAATCTGACAAAGGAAGATTTATTTAAACAACCTAACGCTGACAAGGAATATGTCCCATATATTGTCAACCGAGGGTTATCTTATTTCCACGACACAGTTGTTCAGGCTAACACTATGAACCAAAACCACCATATTCCAAAAGAGTGGCAATTTGCGTTTTTACTAAATAGTGTAACCAAGAAGAAAAGGTTCTCTAAATGGCACAAAGCTGAAGATGCCACCGAATCTTTGAAGTTGGTTCAGGAGTATTACGGGTATTCCAGTGAAAAAGCCAAGGACGCTCTAAGCGTTCTTTCCGATGAACAATTGAATGAAATAAAACAAAAATTAAATAAAGGTGGAAAATAATGTCAGAAATGATTTACTATGACTGGACACCCGATTCAATGCTAGAGGTAACACTCGCTGAACCAGATAACTTCTTGAAGGTTCGCGAGACCCTAACTCGTATTGGTATCGCATCCAAGAAAGACAATACGTTATACCAATCTTGCCACATCTTACATAAGCAAGGTCGTTATTTTATCGTACACTTCAAAGAACTCTTTGCGCTAGACGGCAAGGATTCAAATATTACTTCTGGTGATATTGAGCGAAGAAATGCCATTGCTGGTTTGCTTCAAGACTGGGATCTACTAAAGATCGTACAGTCTAGTAAAGCAGAACAGAAGGCATCTCTTAGCCAGATCAAAGTCGTTGCTTTTAAAGAAAAGAACGAATGGAATTTGGTAGCAAAATATAACATTGGTAAGAAAGTTCGCCCACAAAGCGAATAAATAGTTTTGTCCCACTACCTTGGGAACCGTTTGACGTTCACGGTATAAGGCGTCGCCCAGCAGCCTTGGCTCTGGTTAAACAAACCAAGGATGACTATGCCTTCGGGGTAGTCGTTTAATTAACTCGCTTAAAAGGAGAAAACATGACAAGCAAACAATTCATCCCTTCGTTCTTTAGTCAAGATACTTTCAAGGACTTCGATAAGTTCTTCGTAGGTTTCGATGACCAATTGGTAAAGATGCAGAAACTGCATGACGACATTACCAAGAACATCCCCAACTATCCCCCATACAACATCAAGAAGATTGATGAGACTCATTACGTCATTGAGATGGCTGTCGCTGGCTTTGGTCAGACTGACTTAGACATCGAGATTGATGGTGGTAAGTTGATCGTCAAGGGAAATGTTAATACTACTGAGCCAGAAGACAACTTCTTATTCAAAGGTATTGCTGCTCGTGCTTTCACTCGTACTTTCGCACTTAACGACCAAGTTGAAGTTAAGGACGCTGAAATCTTCAACGGTATGCTTAAGATCGCTCTTGAGCGTCTTATCCCAGAAGAAAAGAAAGCTAAGAAAGTCGCAGTCAAAGAACGTGGCTCTAAGCAATTCTTAAACGACTAAGAGGTAGGGGAGGAAACTCCCCTTTCGTTTTATGTTAGTAAGAAAATTAACTGTATTAGATGCACAACGTATTATTCATAATCTAACTTCACTCCAAGGTGAAGATCGTAGACTACGATTTGGTATGATGTGCAATGATGATTACATAAGAGATTATGTTACAAAGTCTTTTGAACAAGACTCTAAGTGGTTTGGTGTTGATCATATTGACGGACATTTGGTAGCTACTTGCCACGCTGCCATCGTAAACGATGAAGCTGAACTAGGTTGTTGCGTTGATGAAGACTTCCGTGGTGAAGGTTTGGCACAACAGATGTTCGATAGAGCCGTAACATGGTTGCGCACAAAAGGTATCACCAACGTGTTCATGCATTGCCTAACTGAGAATGCCGCAATGCGTCACATCGCTCGAAAGAACGACATGACTGTGGTAAGTGGTTACGGTGACACAGACGCCAACGTTCAAGTGGAACCTGCAACACCTGCGACAATTCTAAAAGACGCATATATGGACAGGATCGCCATGTATGACATGTATTACAAAAACAGCTATCGCTTGTTTGACTTTTACTGGAAACGACAATCTCATACCTAAATAAAGGTATGATGAAAGCAAGAGTATCCCCAAATCTATTATCCTTCATTACGGTTCGACGTGGTGATTGGGTATTGAAGATATCCGTGTTTAAAACAAAACATGTTTTGTTAATTGCTCAGAATTATTATGCTACTGAACAAATTATAATCAAACATTTTAAACATCATGATGAAGCCGCAGATTTTATTGAAACATTAATTATTGAGGAATAATATGAGCAACGTAAAAGTATTTAAATTGATTAACGGTGAAGAATTAATCTCTGAGATTCATAATCAATATAACGATCATTTTGAATTAAAGAATCCAGCCAATATTATGTTACAGCCAACTCAGAATGGACAAATGGGTGTAGGAATTGCCCCATATATGCCATATGCTGATGGTAATGTAAAACTTTACAAGAGTGCTATCGCTTCCGAAGCCACCCCTGAACAAAGTATGATTAACGAGTATAATCGGATCTTTGGGGCTGGAATCGAGATCGCCCCAGCCAGTGCCCTAGCTGGACTCCGATAAGCCCTCTAAAGCCCTCTAAACCACCCTCTCGGGTGGTTTTTTTACATCAAAAATCGCTTTACTTTAATTCAGAAATAGGGTATAATTAATGTATGAAGCTGATAAAAGAAACTACTATTTGGAAAGACGTATCCCGTCAACCCAACCATACCTATCTCACAAGCGATAGTATGGACAAGATCTATGCTTACTTCAAGTGGCATAATCCGAAAGACTTTGTTATGTTGAAGACTCCGCTGCGTATTGACCGACGCTATCGTACCTTCAAAGTGATCCAATCTGGAATTAAGGATATAAAATGAATTTGAATGCTTTCTTCGAACAACTCGCTGCTAACTCTTCGCGCAATTATAAGATTGAGCAACTTGAAGCGAATCGCAATGATAAGGTTCTTCGTGAAGTTGTTCGTCTAGCCCTTGACCCTTTCACTCAGTTTTACATTCGTAAGATTCCGAAGTATGGACGAAACGCAGATACTGCTAACATTCCTTGGGCTCTTGATAAACTGTATGACTTGTCTCAACGTTTCGTTACAGGTAATGCAGCCATCGCGCACCTGACTAACATTCTTGAGTCACTTGAACCAGAAGACGCTAAAGTTATTGAACGAATCATTCAGAAGGATCTAAAATGTGGAGTATCAACGTCAACCGCAAACGCAGTGTGGACTGGCTTGCTGAAAGAATATCCAGTAATGTTGTGCAGCCAGTTCGAGCAAAAGCTGGTGGACAAAGTAAAGTTCCCTGCACTGGTACAACTCAAGATGGACGGCATGCGCTTCAACGCAATCGTTCGCGATGGTAAGGTAGAATATCGGAGCCGAAATGGAAAAGAAATCCAACTGTTGGGAAATCTCGACGCTGACTTTATCGCTCTTGCTGGCGACGTTGACTGCGTGTTTGATGGCGAGTTGCTTGTCACTAGTGATACTGGGATCTTGGATCGCCAGACAGGTAACGGTATTCTGAACAAAGCTAACAAGGGAACAATCTCTGCTGGCGAAGCCTCGTTGGTTCGCGCCACTGTGTGGGACGTTATTCCTTTCTTGTACTTTCAAGATGGTGAATGCACCACTCCATACGGCACTCGCTTTAATTCTTTGAATACCCTGATCAATAAGATTGAACCCGAGAAGGTTTCTACTGTTAAAAGCTGGGAAGTTGAAGACTACGAAACTGCCAAAGCCTTGTTCGAAGAAATGCTTCAGCGTGGCGAAGAAGGTATCATCCTGAAAGATAAAGCAGGTATCTGGGAAAACAAACGTTCTAAGACTCAGATTAAATTCAAGGGTGAACTTGAATGTGACCTGAAGATTGTTGGTATTGAAGAGGGCACTGGCAAGTATGCTGGTATGCTCGGTGCTATTCAATGCGAATCTTCTGATGGTGTAATTAAGGTTTCCGTTGGTTCAGGTTTTACTGACGCTCAACGCAAGTCCCTTGGAAAAGAAATCATCGGTAAGGTAGCAGCGGTCAAGTACAATATGCGTATCAGTAACCGAGCAGGTGAAGAGTCGTTGTTCTTGCCTATCGTTTTGGAAATTCGTTTTGATAAGGATGAAGCAGATGCCAGCACTCAAATTAAATGAACGTCGTAAATTCGATATGAATAACAAGGAAGATGTAGAGATCTATAAACACTTCCTTGTTCATAATGATTGGAAGATTGTGGGCAGCTGCCCCTTTGAATTGGAATATCCATATACAAGTGTTCCAGATATGATTAAAGATAAACTGGTTAGAAAGTTTTTGAAGGTGTAAAATGAATAAGATGTACGTGTTGGTTGGTGTTCCTGGTTCTGGTAAGTCCACTTGGGTGGCTAATCAGAAGTGGGCGAAAGATATGCCTATTGTATCCACTGACCGATTCGTGGATGCTTATGCAGAACA